ACAGATACTTAGCTTTTGATTCGTCAGCGTACAGCATGCATGACAGCTTACTAATTTGAGATGCACTCAAATCAATATTTTCACTTTCTTGAAACTTTAATATCACTTCTATACAGTTCTGCAACTTCTCCATATTCATCGTTTCTTTACGAGCTGTTCCGGTGATCCATTCGTAAATGTTGATGTCATATTTGTCGCTGAAGTCGATCAGGTTGGTGCAATCTCTCGGAAGCGAGCCTTTCAGCCATCCTGCGGCTGTTGCTTTGCTCACGCCGGTGGCAAGTGATATTGCCGTCGCTTTACCGTGCGGTGCGACACCGGAAACGTCAAGCGCTCGATTGACTAGCCTAGCTCGTTCTATGCGCCCAAACGAATAACTAGCTGCGTTGTCTTCATGATAAGCGTTCATAACTTCCTCCGTGGTTTTAAAAAAAATTGTAGTTAAGGTTACATTTTTAGCTACTAGTAACTCCTGCCTAACAGTTTACATCAGATATGCAACCATTTGATAGTGGATTTATATCCAGTATTTTTATTATTCAATTGTCAATGCAGCGAAAAGATTGCTATGATACAAACTAATGATTATTGCAACCAATAGATTAGATCAGAGAAGCATGACTAGATGATTTTCAAACGCGCCCAATTTAAGGACATCCTTTACACCAAGATTCCGAATCTTCTTCTGCGCGGCAGCGAGGACGCAGGGCGTCGAACTGACGGGCTGTCTCCAGAGGCTTTGGGTGTATTGTGCCATCTGCTCTCGCACAAAGAAAATTGGCAGGTAACGAACAAGCAGATCGCGAAAGTCTTCGCCATCTCGACAGGTCGCGTCACAAGCATCACCACGCAGTTGAGCGAAGCCGGTTACATTGTTCGCGCATGCTCAAGGTCTCAAGACGGTAGCACACAGTGGGATTGGCTTGTAGATCTCAAAAACCAAGATCTCAAAAACCAAGATCTCAAAAACCAAGATCTCAAAAACCAAGATCTCAAAATTTGCGAACAAAGAACAACTATTGTTAAGAACAACAATAGTAAAGAACAACAATCAACCAAGCAGTCGCTTGTCAGCTCCCCACCCGCAGGCGTGTCCGAAACGGCATGGCAGAAGTGGATCGAGCATAAATCGCCTACCGCTGTAATGGGCAAGAAGGTCGCTGCCAACATCGCCAAAGACTTCTACGCGCTGCACAAAGGCGGCTATGACATTTCTGGAGTTGTAGATTTCGCCATCGCGAAAGGATGGAAGTCAATCAACACGGAATGGAAGGCGCTCGATGTCTACAAGAATAAAGCGCGGAAAGATCAGTTGCTGGAACTTGTCAAATAGCCTGAGGAGGCAAACTTGGAAATCAGAGAGCTATCGCAGATGTTGGGGAGTCACGCGCACAGTCTTTGCGCGGAGCTATACCCTGACGGAAAAGTAGAAAGTGGCTGCTACAAAGTCGGCTCCATTGAGGGGGACACTGGGCGCTCGATGAGCGTGTATCTCAACGGCGATCAGGCTGGAAAGTTTATGGATTTCGCAACCGGAGAGGGCGGTGACATGCTCGATCTGATTCAGCACCGCATGGGTATGACGCTGGTTGACGCAATGGGCTGGGCCAAGAAGCGCGTGAATGTGCGTGATTCAAAACCTTCTCAAAAATTTAGCGCGGTGCAAAAAAAATCTTACAACATTCCCTCACCGCCCAAGCAAAACCAGAGCCTGCATCTGCATGAGTGTATGGAGACCCGTGGCTTTCGAGATGTCGGTGAGATCTGCGCGCGGTGGAAGATTTATGAAGCAGATGCGCGAGGCGGAAGTGATGTTATTTTTCCTTATTTCAGCGCCCAGAATGTAATGGAGTTTTTAAAAACTAAGCCTATCAATCATGGCGGCAATCCATCAACCCAGAAAGATCTCAAGCCAATTCTTTTTGGATGGCAAGCCATGCCTGCCGGTGCGCGGGAAGTCTGGATCGTTGAGGGCGAATGGGATGCCATAGCTTGCGCAGAGTTGGGCTGTCCCGCGTTGTCTGTGCCTATGGGTGGCGGTAAAGGCGCGAAGCAAACCAAATGGATAGCTAATGAGTTTGACAACCTCGCTCGCTTCGAGCGGATCTTAATCGCCACAGACATGGACGAGCAGGGCGAGCTGGCTGCTGCTGAGATCATGTCGCGGCTTGGTGATCGCTGCGTCCGCATAAACCTGCCGAACAAAGACATCAATGACCTTTTGCGTGAAGAGGGTTATGAAAAAGCCAAGTGGATGCTGAAAGCTGCATACGACGAGTCGGTATGGCGCGATCCAGAACAGCTTCGGTCGGTGCTTGAGTTTGAAGAAGACGTTGACTCTTTTTTCTGTTCGTCAGACGACGAGACTGGATTTCAGAGCGGATGGCAAAAGCTCGACGAGGAGGACATCCGGTTTCGGCCCAACGAGATTTGGGGGGTGAGCGGAATCAATGGTCACGGCAAGTCGCTGTGGTTGAATCAGCTCGCATTGAACGCTGTTAAGGCTGACCAAAAGGTGCTGATCGCATCGATGGAAATGGCTCCGCGCTTGACTCTTGGGCGGATGATGAAGCAGGCCGGTGGGCTGGCGGTTCCTGCCAAGGGATTTCGCAAAGCCATCCTAAATTGGCTGGCTCCGAATTTGTATTTGTTCGTTGACAAGCTCACGCCGAAACCGCAAGCACTGATGGATTGCTTTGAGTACGCATACCGCAGATACGGAATCAACGTCTTCGTGATCGATTCTCTGACGAACATGGTTCGCCAAGATGACTATGAAGGCCAGCAAAAATTTGTTGAGAAGCTCGTCAATTTTAAAATGTCTTTTCCGGTCACATTATTCCTTGTGACCCATGTCCGAAAGGGCGAGAGCGAGTATGCAGCGCCGAACAAATACGACGTTAAAGGGTCGGGTTCAATCGTTGATCTGGCTGATGGATTCATCTCTGTCTTTAAGAATAAACGCAAAGCAGAAGCCGTGGCGCAGGCTGAGATTCTGATGGAGGAGGTGGAGGAAAAGTACGCCAAACAGTGGGACATGTACCTTGAAGTTTTAAAAAATCGGAACGGACAGTTTGAAGGCAAAGTTGGCTTTGAGTTCGATCAATCGAGCCTTCAATACAAAGAGCGCAGAGGCGGCAAAGCTGTGCATTACGTCAACTACCAAAAGGACTAGAAATGGATGATATAGAGCGATTTGCGCACAAGCTGCGCATTGCAGGAAAGCTGCAAGATGAAGCACAGGTGGCGCTTACGAAGGCTGAAATTGAATCTAGCAGGGTGACCGCGCAAGTCAAAGTACAAGCGGAGATTACCCACGGCTGCAAGACGAATGCTGCGCAAGAGCGCTTCACCGACGAGCATTCAGCCTGCCGTGACGCACGGCTGTTGGTCGGCGTGTGCAAGGGTCAAGTCCTTGCCGCCAAGGCGGAGCTGGACGCAAGCAAAATGGTTTTCGATACGTGGCGAACTCAGATGGCGACTCAGAGATTTGAGAAAACAAAAATTTACAACACAGACTAGGACAGACAATGCAAATTTTAGAAAAGTTAATGGTGGATTACGGCGTGAGTCAAACTGAACTGGCTCGTCGTACCGGCGTCCCGCAGCCCTCGATTAACAGATTTATTCGCGGGAAGACGAAGTCGCCATCCTATTCGACGACTTCAAAACTGGCGAAATTCTTTAATGTGAGCGTGGATTATTTGCACGGCGCTGGAACTATCGACGATGTGCCGCAAGCGCCCGTTGAAGAGTAGAACTGCAACTAGCGTCGAGAAAGCGTGGATGAATGCAATCGTCGAGTTCGGCTGCGTCATTTGTCGCCGCGAGATGCATGTATTTACTCCCGCCGAAGTCCACCACATCGACGGCAAAACTAAACCCGACGCGCATTTAAACACAATCCCGCTGTGCTACTGGCATCACAGATCAGGAGAAGATAATGAAACGCACACCTCGCGACACCCAGCAAAACACAGATTTGTCGCTCGATATGGCGACGAAAGTATCCACCTTGAGTGGCTCAGAGAACAGCTCGGATTTAGTTTATAAGCCTTCCCATTACGTGCGCGAGGGCGGTCTTGAGTGCATCGACGTTATGGTCACCCTTTACGGCGAGCAGAGGGTGCGAGAGTGGGCAGAAATCACCGCATTTAAATACCAGTGGCGGCAAGGCGTCAAGGTAGGCAACAGCGCCGATCAGGACAAGCTGAAGTCGATCTGGTATACGCGATTCTCGATGGGAGATGACCCTCGACATGATTAACGGCAGAGCTAAAGGCCATGCTTTTGAGCGTGAGCTGATCAAAATTTTTCA